TCTATTTGTGGTATCTAAATCAACGGTAAAAGTATTGGTTGTTACCGCTGTAATCGTAAGCAATCTGCCATTGATTTGCGTCATTCCAGCCACGTTAAAAAGCGTAACATTATCACCAACGGCATAGCCGTGAGAGGCAGCCGTTATGACGGCTTCTGATGCAATAGTAATACCCGTAACGGTTTTGTCATCTGCAACAAGCGTATCAATACGATATAAGTCAAAATGATCAAAGCCATTGGGGGCATTGGGAATACTCGGCATTGTAACCGTAACTTGATTGTTTCCACCACTTGTAATGACTGAAGCCAGATTAGAATGGCGAGAAACCCATCCCTGACCGCTTTTGGCAGCCACGCAATAGTTGTGCCTTGTACTGTTTGCAAATCCAGTTCCTGCCGAAGCAACCACAGTAGGCGGGTTGGGCTTTGATATAAACGAATCTTGCCACTTAACCAAGTGTATTCGATTAATATCATTTCCGTTTGGATCCGTTACCGTAACTTCTGTAAGCGGCCCCGAAATATTGCTAATAGTAATTTCGCTTTGTGCCAACATGGTAAGTCGGCATATTCTGCGAACAAGTTCTTGTGTTAAATAGTCGATCTCGGCTTCTCTAAGGTCAGGTCTGTGCAGCCTTGTTTTACCGAGGATAGACCTTACGGTGTAAGCCATTAAGTCTCCTTATTTGTTTCCCTTCATACTATCAATAATAGCACCTGCTATTTCTGCCTTAGTCATGTGGGAAACAGGAACTCCGAAACTTATATTATTATTTACTGCAATTTGTTGAAGTTCCTTGACACTCTTGGCCATTAACTTTTTCAAGGTAGGCTTATTATCGCCCTCTGCTTCAACTACATCTTCGTATACCAACTCAAACTCTTCAGGGTTTCTTTCGCAGTAGGTAACAAAGTTAAGATTTTTAAGGTCACTTTCGGAAGAAAACTCGTTTCCGTTAACCGTGTTTTTGATTTTTATTAGTTGTTTTGCCATTAGTTTCTCCATTGGGAAGAGGAGAGAGGGGGGGCCATATCTACCCCCCCAGATTCTCCTGTTGCGTTTGAGACGCTACTAAAAATTAGTAAGCGTTGATTTGCACTAACGACTCGGTTTTAACGACTTTAAATCCGAAGACTTGAAGTCCTTTAATACCATAGCCGAAGGTGTTCTGCAAAGGCATCATTTCGTGCTTGATGAATTGCGAAGCAAACGTCAAAGCACTTTCGTGACCAACAAACATCTTGCTGAAGTTGGTTACGTCATTTGAAACAGCATTGGTAAGATTGGTGGAAATGTAAACTTTCATTCCATCAATTTCACCAACATAGCCATTACGGAGAGGAGACTCAGCGTCACCTGTAATCATGACTTGCTTTAAGTCTGATTGTTTCAGGAAGCGAGCATACTCAGGGGTAATGACTGCCCATCGTTTACCGTCACGAGGCACATTGTTGCCATCGAGGATTTGACCACCCATTAGGAGAGGAGTCAATAATTCGGCTTGAGTTAAAGAGGCTAACTCAATTGGCGAAGTCACGCCGATGGTGGGAACATTCGATCCAGATTCACCAACGGTTTGTGAGGCAGAAATGCTGCCAGGGATACCTTGAAGGACGGTTTGATCAACCTTCACCGCCATTTGCATAGCAGCGTCTTGAGTGATCATGTCGATCAAGGCGAGATCTGACTGGTAGTCATCAATGTAATCAACTTTGAAAGCATAATATTTCGCTTGGTTGATTAACAATTGAATCTGTTCATCAGACACATCTTGGTAACTGATAGCACTATTTACTGAATAGTCTTGAATGGAAATGGTAGGGACTTTACGGATATTAACCGTGTCACCATAAGCCATGATTTCGCCTTCCCAGTTATGGTTAGCGATGGCGGGAACAGTCGAGGCGGCATAGAATTTGTCCTGCAGTTTAGCGGAGTAAATCTGCGGTACAAAAACGCCAGCCGAGAGGTTCGCACCTGTACGAGCAACTTGATTTGGCATTGTATAAATCCTTTAAATTAGTTAGTTAAAAAAAATTAGCATTGAAAACCGACAACGATAACTTCGCAGATACCGTTTTCGGGTTCAGTTGCGCCAAGAGTGATGTCAATGCTGTCAGCAGAAGCATAGAATTTGCCGTTAGCAGAAACATAAGCACCATCAGCGGCTTTAACACCAGTGCTGTCCATAGTTGCGGCAGAAGTAGTTAGCCAACCATTAGGGTCGTTTCCATCTCCAACTTCAACAACGGAAGAAGCAGTTAAAGAAGCAGTCGTCACATTAACGATTACTCCGTGAACGTAAAAATTGGCAGGAACAGAGATTACTTCAAGAACATCTCCCGTATCGCCAGAGGCAGAGCCAGTGGCTTTAGCAAAATCTACGGTTTTTTGCAAAACGGTAAATTCAGCAGAGAGTTTTTGAAAGTAACCATCAGCACCTGTTTGTAAATTATAGGTTGCCATTTGATAATTTCCTTAAAAAATTATTTTGTTTTAGATAAGGCTTTAGACATAAACTTATCCGCCTTGTCCATCAAAGCCTTGCGTTGAGCAGGGTCTTTAATGCGATGAATCATATAAGGCAGTTTGGCTACATCATCAGCCGAAAATTCAGGTTCATTGTTAAGACCCATATCGGCATTAACGGCAGAGGCAGTTTTAACAGCGACTTCCGCAGCACCAGGTTTGGGTCGTGAAACGACAGGCTTGGGTTGCTCAGGGGGCTTAGAAAAAGATTTATAATCATCCATAATCTTAATAGCATCCCTGTCGTCAAAAGGGATACTGCCTTCGTAGACACTTCTGTAAATTGATGGGGCATCCCCATAAATCCAAGATTTAAATTCATCAGAGAGCCGAACGTCATCATAATCGTTATGAACTTGTTTTACTCGTTCATCACGAAGTCTGATTTGTTCTAAAATCTTAAAGCGTTCCTGTTCTTCACGGGATGCTCGGATTTGTTCTTCCACAGATGAAAGTCGTGTTTGAAGCAAATTCTCTACTTCTTGTTTAACGGCTTGAGCAGTGGCACGATTCATATTCACCGTATCGGGATATTCCTCTTTCCACTTATCTAATGCTTGGTCAATTAAAGATACTGATGATGCTTCAGGTTGTTTCTGAGACAACTGTTGTTTGATAGCCAATAACTCGTTTTTGAATTTCTCGTTTTCTTCAGCCTGTTGTTTTAACAATCTTTCGGTTTCAGCGGCCTTACGCTGGGCCTCATTCATCGCTTTAACAGCAGACTTGTATTGCTTTTCCGAAACAGATGCTTCTTCAACTTGGACTTCTTCCGCAGCAGGTTTTTCTGTGGCACTAGAAAAGTTTTCTACGGCTTCGGCTTGTGGTTGGGAAGGCTCTGCAACTGCTTCTATCGCTTCAGGTTCAGTGGTCGGGGCAGAAAAGTCTGGTATCTCATTGGTAAAGACCGCAGTCTTTGAACCTTCTGAGGGCATCAGGTTTCCTTCTGCCGCTAACTGCTTGGCGAGTTCATCAGCTCGTTTTGCATTGGCACGGATTTCATCACGTTTACTTGGCATATCTACTCCTTGACGGCACTAAAGAGTGCTTGGTCGTACAATTTGGACTCACGCCCACGGGATTGTGGGTTGGTGGTCTGATTAAATAATTCTATTGCTTTATCCAAATCTTTTATTTCCTTAAGAGACTCAATGTTTCCACGAAGTCTTAAAACTTCCTCAAAAGTTGGGACTCGTTCAAGAGAGTCTCGTTTTTCGGAAATAATGGAATCAATTAAATCCTGTATCTTCGCCCAATAGGGGCTATTGACTACGGGTTTAATTTCTTCCAAGAGTTTTTCTTTGTCAGTTAAGTTCATTTTTATCAGTAATTAAACTATACCATAGGGGGTTGCGGTGGAAGTCCTGGAATTGGGGGAATTGCACCTTGTTGCGGAACTTGAGGTGGTGCAGTTTGAGGATAACCTGCCGCTTGTTCAAAATCTTCAGGCGTAGGTTCTTCCTTTGTTTTCAATTCAGGGGGCAACATAATTTCTCTTGCTGCTGAAGAAAGGTTTTGAGCCTTCATCAAGTCTAATGCCGCAGACATTGAAGGAGTCATTGCATCTTGAGACAAGGCAACCAACTCGTAGATGGCAGGATAGGCAGGACTATTGGGGTCTGTCTTCTGCAACATCTCAATAAGAGCATCGGGTCTAGGCATTTCAGCACGAAGTTTTGGTATGTTGGACATCTGACGCAACTGAGCCGATTCTTCCATCATTTGTTGTTTAATCTGTGACGCTTGAGCATCCGAGTTAATCATATCCGTAGAGTTGAAACCACGAATTCTGACCCATTCCTTAAGGATATTAACCTTGTTGATATAGGGCTTAAAGTCGGGGTCTTGCATTAGTTGCAATAACTCTTGCATTGAGGCGGTTCTCATTTCGTTAGAGATAAGCCTTTGTACTCCACCTGCATCAACGTGGAAATCGCCCTTAACCATCATATCGCTGGAATACTGCATATTCCAATCGTAGATGCGTCTAATCATTGGCTTGGTAATGTTGTTATCAATGTTGAAGATAACGCCTTTGATATAAGTATTGGCTGCACTAAAGAGCATACTCATACCACCCGATGTTCGGTTGTGTTGTCCCGAAGCGGAACCCGCATAACCTGAAGTCATATCGGGCATTGAGGTCACTTCTTGAATGAACATCTTGAAGTTATCTTGCAAAAGTTTAAGCTCGTTCAAGATACTAGGAACAGGAACAAAGGTAACGGGCGGGGCTGTTAATCCCTCAAGCGTCTTAAGAGGCCATACACCCCAAGGCTTAATACCTTCAAACTTAAATCCATTCACCATACGGCTGGTATCGTAAATAACTTGAGGCCCCGCAGCGATACCCATATTGTCTACCATTGCACGAGCCGCAGCGTTCACGATGTCTTGTGGGTCACGCATTTTTTCGGGAACACCACGACCCCAAATGTTGTAAAGGACTTTTTCGTAGGGGCAAACCAAGAAAGGAATGTAGGGATTCTCTAACGAACTAATAGCAACCTTGATGCAATAAGAACCTACCGACCAGATACAAGCAAGGAACTGTTTATGCTTATCATATCCATCGGGCATATCTACACCCGCCAACTCAAGGTCACGACCCGAAACATATCCCCAATACTCAAGAGCTACAAATCGGTCACCACGAGCCAAAGGTGTTTGTCTTTGGTTAAGTGCGTAGACTCGGCTTTCCCAAGTCTCAGCAGTCCAATTACCCTTGGGGTAGGCATCAAGAACTTTAGTTATTTCATCAGGACTAAAACCTTGAACTTTGGAGAGTTCAACGAGTTGGGCTTTATTGAGAACGTGGCGATGAACCACCCACATACAATCTTCAATGTTATAAGCCGATGGGTCTGGATAGAACTCAAAGGGAGAAACAATTTCAAAGTCGGGTCTTGGGTCTTCATCTGGGGCTACGAGTTTGAATACTTTTTTCTTTTCTTTGAATATTCCAATCGCACCTGCAATTTTATTGAATACCGTTCCTTCATCTTCTTCTTCGTCTACAAGCATCCACTTCTTCGCACTAGGGGGAGCCGTAAAAGGCCCTTTCAGAACCATCGTGCCAAGAATGACCATATCCATTACACCCCTTGAGAATTTTTCTTCCCAACGGGTTTCTTCTAAATTATCTGCAATCTTAACTCGCATACCATCACAAGCAATGTTGGCTTTGAGTATGCGTGTCTGTAAATCTTCGGGGATGTTGATATTCTTCTCGGCTTCACGAGTATCGGTGTAGCCCAAGCGAACCAACTCAGGGTCGGGTGTAGGGCGAATATACCAAGGGTATCCATCGGGGCCAATCATCGTAGACATAATCTGCGAATAAGCCGCCATTGTTTTCATCTGCGTGAAGTTCAAATAGATACCTGATTGGTTGGCATCTTCATCCGAACCATAATAATCAATTCCGTCAAAAGCCATCTTAGCCGATAGCCATTTTTCTTGCTGTAAAAAGCGAAGGTTTCTGCACCAAGTAAATCGGTCTTGAACGAGTTTCGCTAATCCACTTGTTATACTAAAAGGTTTACCTGCTTCAATAGTGCCGAATTCTTGACCCATTATTTCTCCGTTAATAACCTATCTTTTTGTTAATAGGCTTCCATTCATAGTTTATCTCATACCTTCTATTTAGTTCAGGTGGGGCAACTGCTTTGTCCCAACCTGTGACTGCGTATCTCAAGGCATCCATTAAGTCATCATCAACTTTGTGTATGTCTCCATTTTCTTTAAAACGATACAAACGCATTTCCTTTAAGATTTCTACACAAGACTCAAAAATATAAAGTTGCTCGGTAGCGATTTTGGCTCTAATTAGTGATATACCATAGTTTACCCTATTGTCTGCTGGAATCAACCTATCTTCTCCCATAATGTCTTGAAACATTTTATAGGGAGAGTCGCCTGTTGAGATAGAACGCTGTCTTGAATTGGGGTCAATTGCAAAACGACAAGGCCAATCTCTCAGTTTATAAGCGTGATAAATGGATGTTTCGCCTGATACTTTGTATTCTTGATGGATATAACCTACACCCGATTCATCATCAATCGTTAGCTTCACTGCACAAGTTGGATGAGAGATTCCCACATCAAGACCACCAATGGTTCTCCACTTAGAGTGGATAGTAAAATCGGGTATGGTGTAGTCTTCCTCGTCAAATTGGTAAATCTTACCTGTTCCAATAGATGGTTTACCAAATTTACGGCTTTCTATCTCGTGAGGCCCTAACCCTGCAATCTGCATTTGCTTATCAACTTCGGATAGGTGGGTAACATCATCCCAAGTCAGGTAATGCACACCGTAAATGTTGTCTTTATTGCCTATAATTTCATCACATAAGGGCGTTATACCCCTCAAAGGGGTAAAAGTGAGGAAAACATACCCAGAAGCAGCAATGGTACGCATTTTGGCTTCCTTGTAGATATCATCGGGTGGTTCCTCGTCACACCAAACAAGGTCTACGGTACTTCCTTGGAACTTTTCTCGCCCTTGGTCATAAGAGAAGAACTGAATAATGCTCGTTCCCCCTGATTTATGCTTAATTCTGGCAATATCAATGGCTCCTGGAATACCCCCCTTGCGTACGGGGTCACCAATTAGACTATATTTGGGGATTAAACCCGTTCCCCATTCACCTAATTGGCCAAATAACTTCTCTTGTAGGGTATCTCGGACACGGGTTGAGGACTCTCCTGCCACCCAAACGGTTACGGGACGGTCAAATTTGATGCCGTTATACCAAGACGGGTACTCGCCCGTTAGGTGATAAGCGACAAAAGCCGAACCAACGGTCGTCTTACCAGACTGATTACCCCCAAATAGAGCCACAACCTTGTGCTTATCGTTCATAAAACTCAATTGCTTAGGGTAGGGCTTGAAGTTTCTAAGTTTGTTCTCCCTGTCTCTCCTTATTAACTCTTGTTCTACTTTTTCTAACTCAGACCATTCACTCATAAAACTCCTATGCTATAATGTAAATAAGGTTTTGAGTGGCACTCAAACTTAACGAGGTTTAAATGTCTCAGGAAAAGAAAATTGCTGGACTTCCCGTTGAATACGGTAAGAACACCATCAAAGTCGCCCTCAGCGAAAGCCCCGAAGCTATGACGAAGGAAACTTCTGATGGTGTAGGTGGCGGTGAAGCTGGTCGCCCAGAGTACGCTTCTTTTAAAGCGGACACTGACGGTGCTAAAGGTGCTACTGGTTCTGCTTATAAAACCACTGGCTATGTAGCCAAGGCTGAATAAGTCTAGTAATATCAACAATAAGGGGGTCGCAAGACCCCTTTTTTGTTTAAGTGTTGTTATCATTAGAGTTATCTACCTCAGAATCGGGTGGGTAATCATTGGTTTCTTCGCTAACTTCAATGCTATCAGCATTTACATCTATCTCACCTGCGGGTGGAACCCAACCTTCTTGCCGAAGTTCATCTTTAACCTTGGCAAATAGTTCCTCTCTACGCCTCTTAAGTTCTTCATCGGATAGGGATTTAACATCTTCTTCTTGTCTAAAAACCTGCTTATCCTGAAAGCGTTGATTCATTTGGGCGGCTCTGCGAGTAAGAGCATCGTAACGAAGTTTCACTACTTGCACTTCTTCCTTGTCGGTTAGGTGCATTACTTCTGTGAGAGCCTTGTCAGCAAGAATGTGTCCTGATGCTTCTTCGGCTGCACGAAAGTCTTTCTCAAAGTCGGGGTGATTCTTAAACCATTTGTAGATGGTTCCAACCGCAGGAGCTCCAGGTTGTTCAGAAAACATCTTCAGAGGATTGCCTTCTGAAACCCAATCTAAAACTTTATACATTATGTCCTGTCGTGAGTGTGAAATTCCATTAATCACCCACTCATCCGCAAGAGCATCTCTACGGATACGGTCTAATTGTCCTTTGTATGAATTAACTTTTTGTCTCATTTCCTTCTTCTTCTTTGGATTGCGGGTGAAGTTCATATAGAACACCATTCGCTTTATCCTCTTGGACTGTTGTGGCGATAGTTTGAAATTGTAACTTTTCCTCAAAGTGCAACTCCTTGTTTATTTTGAAATTCTCATTCACCTTGTGTAGTGACATTAATAATTCTTCTCTAGCCGATTCGGTATGAGGCAAGGTGCTGAGTGTTTGAATACTCGTAGTAATGTCTTTCACGAAAGCGGCATAGGTTCTAATCGCTTCAATCTGCTTAAGGTCATCAAGCGATTCGGCTACGGCTCTTTCCCTTCGTGATGTTTCTTCGGTAATAAAATTTATCTTAGACGATAGAGCCTCAAACTGCTCTGGGGTCATCGTCACACCGAATCCACCTTTAGGTGGTTGTTCTTTTTTTTCTTTCCAAACTTCGGTTGCTTGTGGTTCACTCATTCTTTCACCTTAAATAATAAATCTTTTTCTACTCGTTCACGATAGACAGGGTCGGTATTAAGCAAAAGTGTTTTGCAACAAATAACCAAATGCGTATAGGTTACGAGCAAGTCTCTAATCTCGTCGGCTTCCATCTCGGTTGCTCTATCTGGGAATATTTCTTCAGCGTGGTCTAGGTATTCAATAATACCGTTGAGAGCTACACGGTCTAATTTTGCCCAATTACTCATCGTCTTCATCTCCGTCTTCTGATTGTTCGGCTTGTCTCAGTGCGGCATCCGCTTCAATAAACCGACAAAACAAAGTAGACAAACCAATGGACTCAAGATAGGAAAGCGTGTCGCCACTGGCGGCAAATCCAATCTTGTCATCATCTTGTTCATCTCCCTTTTGAATGGTAATGACATAGACCCCATCATACGTTTCAAGGTTGGCGGCTACGTTGGCTAGGGTGTCTAACATATCTTTTTTCAAGAATTCTCCTTAAACCTTCTACGAGGTTTCTTTTTATCTTTCTGAACGGCATAATATAAAACCATAGGACTTCCAGAAATCTCTACCATCTTGGGGTGAACCATTACCGTATCAAAGGGAACATACTTCTCATCTCGCCACACAAAGATTTCAATGTCGCCACGATTGGCGGCTTGATTAATCGCTTGTCGTGAAACGCCTCTGATTCTTCCCAACTCTGCTTGAGTAATCACACCCAAGTGTCCTTGAGTCCAATCCGATAGCGTAATCTGTCTCCACTGCTCTTTGGAGATTGGAAGTCTACCATCGCCCTTCTTCTCGCAGGGTTTCAAAAGTTGTCTTAAGTAGGGCGGACTTTGTAGTTTTAATAAATCATCAACCTTCAAGGCAATGTATTGAGTTGCACCTAAGATGGCTCTATCTAAAGAAACATCATCAAAGGTAATCAAGGTCTTACCTGTGGAATCAAAAACCGTAATCACATCACGATTGTCTTTCATTGAATGTTTATAAGTTAATCTTGGTACGGGCAACTGCGACATTACTAATCCTTTCCTATTTGCGGATAACGGTCTATGGGTAATACTTGAACTTCATCGGGAGTACACTCACAACGATACAGATAGGTAGCGTGATAAGGCCCTCTTTTTGCCAATAGAGAGGCGGAGAACTCCGTCAGCGATAAAACCTTATCGCAATACTTACAATTGATGGTAGGGATTTTAAACGCCATTTATCGCTCCATCACACCAATGAACATTCTTCCCCCACAATGAGGGTCATACTTCATTGCCGCTTGTAGTGCCGTCTTTATGATTTCTTTTGGCTTTTTACTTTTACTTCCAAAAGCAGCCCCAAGACAATAAGGCTCTCCACTACCAATGGCTACAAACTGAAAGTCCTCAACTTCTATGACGGACAAATCAGAATTAATCCGATACAACTTTTTCTTAAAGATAACCAAGATGTCTACTGAATAAGAAGGCGGTTCTCCCCCTTCATCTTTTTCTTCCTTCCATCCATCTAAAGAAATCCCTTTCTTAATCAAGTCTGCAATCTCAAAAATATTTTCCGCTGACTCAAAATTTTTAGCGATTGACACTATTATGTTGTCCAGCCTTGCTGAACCTGCACACCCAATCATAATCGGGTTCTTGGTCTTCTTACCCGACATCAAACGCCACTTACTACCCGTATCGTAGACAGGGCCATTCTCAAGGGTTACCCTAGACTCAGACCCATAATAGATGTTTTCCGCATCCTTATAGGCAACAATAGCCGTCATCTTTTTCTCTTTTTAGATACTTTATTTTTAATGAGATTATTTGTTTTTTCGTGCTTGACCTTAGTCAGTTGTTCTACTAAATCATCAATTATTTTATTAAGTCTAGCAATTTCTTCACTTAAAAACATCAACCGCACATCCACTTCTTTCTGGAAGGCATCATCCGTAAAAAATATTTTCATAGCTCATTTCTCCCTAAGTGTTACTAATAGAGCATTTACCCATTAATATCTATTGTCAAGCATTATTTTCATCTTTTTTTCCAAAAAAATTGTGATACTATGAAATTGGGTCTGGTTCTTATAACAGAATTCCACCAAGTACCAAATAGGCTTCGTTCTGAAAAGATTACTTGGGATGCTGAGAATGGACATATCCGACTACGGTCGCCATTCTTGGGGTCTTCGCTTTACAGGGTGAAAGCTCAGGGGTATACCCCAATTGTAAAGAGTGCCGAGAAGGAGTTACGACTCCACGAGCAGTATAGGGGTAAGTCTGTCAAGACGAGATATTAGATAAATCTGAAGAAAGCAAGGTTCTAAGAACCACAAACTTAAAGGCTCATTGCTAAGTCCTTAAGTCCAGCGTTGTATGAGATACCAATGAGGCC